GAAGCTTCATCAGCGGGCTCATGTCCGCCGAAGGCCAGCAAGACACCAACGCGATGAACATGCAAATAAGCCAGAACAATAGCGCCTTCAACGCCAACGAAGCGCAAAAAAATCGCGATTGGAGCGCCAACCAGGCGGACATCCAACGTCAATACCAAACAGCCGAAAGCGCAACGGCGATGCGCAGGCGCGTCGACGACCTCAAAGCCGCGGGCCTCAACCCCATGCTCGCCTACAACCAGGGCGCGCAACCCATGCCGGGCAGCATGCCCTCCGGCTCGGCAGCAACAGCAGCGCCGACGCACCCAATGCAAAACGTCCAAGCCGCAGGAATGAACGCCGCCGCCCAGGCCGCCGCCATACGCGACACGTTGACCAGGGCCGACGTGAACGAAGCAACCGTCGAGCGCACCAAGGCAGAAACAATCCAGGCGATCTCCAGCTCGGGACACCTAGACGCCATGCGCGATAACATCCGACAAGAAATGACCGCCTTCGAACGGCGATACGAAAAACTCGGATTCGACATCGGCGAGGTCCAAGCCAGGACAAAGCACCACATCACCGACTACATCTACAAGGCCGAGCAATACAACCTCGGACTCCCCGAAGCAGAACGCGACCGAATGGCCGCAGAAGCCAAGAAGCTCATGGCCGACGCAAAACTCCTGGGACTCAAAGTACCCGAAGCAGTAGCAGAAGCCGCCTGGTGGGGAGACAAGGAACGCGGCCAGCTCGGCACCCAGTTCAGACACGCAGCACCAGGCATCGACAAGCTATTCACCGGCAGCATGACCAGGGGCGCAGAAATGCTCAGGGACGCAGGACGCGTGAACAGCGCGCAAAAAGGCTTCAACCTCACCGACCGACCTGCAAGCGGCTACTACGGGAGATAACATGAAACGCAAAGTGCAACTCAGGCACCAATTCCCCGAGAACTACGACACGAACGAAGCAGGCGACGACGCGGGCCTCGACACCGGCACCGACGGCGGCGCGCAACAGAACTTCAAAGACGAATGCGACATCAACGTCATGCTGAAAAAATTCGGCATCGGCTACGAGCTCCCGCAAGGCCTGCGCGCACCCATGAGCGGCGACTTCACCGGGATCCGCGACTTCCATCAGGCCATGAACGCCATCAACCAGGCCAGGGAAACATTCGAAGAGCTGCCAGCGAACATCCGGGCACGATTCCAGAACGACCCGGGCCAATTCGTGGACTTCGCCACGAACAACGAAAACCGCAAACAGCTAGAAGAGTGGGGAATGACCATCCCCAAACCGCCTACGATCATCCAGGATCGCGGCGAACCCGCACCCCAAGGGGGGGGTAGCGGGAAAGACAAAGCTGCCGCCAAAGGGGCAGCAGAGCGGCCAGAGCCGCAAAAAGAATAAGCCATTGAAAACATGGCAGATATGGGGCGGCTGCCCCATGCCCCGCAAAGAGCGACACAAACAGTGTCACTCAGCACAGTTACATCAAGTAGTATAACTGTGCACCGGCCAGAAACTGGACCGGAAAAAGCAATCCAACGCGCACGAAAAACGCGCACGAAAGGAAGCAAATGAGACCACTTCGCAGAGGCTCCGTGAACAAGCGCAGAAGCGCAGGAAAATTCAGACGACAAACGTCAAGAACAAAGGCCCGCAACATCGCGGGACCAATGCGAGGCGGAATCCGCCTCTAAAAGCAGGTGTGCCCTGCTACCACCCATGGGAACCGGCGCCGCAGCTCGGACTGCGGCCCGGACTCAAATTGCCCTGCGGACAATGCATCGGCTGCCGCCTCGAGCGCAGCCGTCAATGGGCAATACGCTGCATGCATGAAGCGCAGCTCCACGAACGAAACGCGTTCGTGACACTCACCTACCGAGACGACCAAGTCCCAGCTGGGAACAGCCTGAGACATCGCGACTGGCAACTCTTCGCCAAACGAGCTCGAAAGGAGCTCGGACCATTCAAGTTCTACATGTGCGGCGAATACGGAGAGCAATTCACCCGACCGCACTACCACGCATGCCTCTTCGGCATCGACTTCGAGGACAAAGAACCCATCACCAAGCTCGCAAGCGAAGCAAAGCTCTTCCATTCAGCGACGCTCGAGCGCCTGTGGCGACACGGCTACGCGACCGTCGGCGCGGTCACCTTCCAGTCAGCCGCGTACACCGCCCGATATGTCATGAAGAAAATCACAGGCGATAGGGCGGAGTCACACTACACGTACATAGACGAACACGGCGAAATCCACCAGCGACAACCCGAATACAACCAAATGAGCAGAGGCGGCCGCCGAGGCAAAGGCATCGCCAACGAATGGTTCAACCGCTACGCCCAAGACGTGTATCCCGAAGACCACGTCATCGTACGAGGACACGAAACCAAACCACCCAGGTACTACGACAACCTCCTGGGCAAATCCAATCCGGCACTACTCGAAAAAATCAAAAAGAAAAGAGAACAAGACGTAGACCGAAAAGACAACACACCGCGAAGACTCGCGGCCAAGGAGCAAGTGCAGCAAGCGCGCATCAAATCCCTGAAGCGCACAATCTCATGACTGGAGAAATCATGATCATCAAAGTACTCGCAATCCGCGACAGAGCCCTGGACGCCTACATGCGGCCCTTCTTCATGGCCAGCATCGGAGCAGCAGTCCGAGGCTTCCAGGACGAAATCAACCGCGACGAGAGCGAAATGAAAAAACACCCGGACGACTACGACCTCTTCTGGCTAGGCGACTGGGACGACCACACCGGCAAATTCACGACGCTCGAAATGCCCGAACAAGTGGCGATCGGCAAACAACTCATCAAATAAGCCCCCTCAGCTGAGACTGGTTGACATCGTCAACTAGTTCCAGCTGCACCCCCAAAAGGAGAGCCATGTTCCAAAACAAATCGGTCAACGTCCACCAGTTCGCGATGGTCCCGAAAGCGGACATCCCGCGCTCCCGCTTCAACATTCAACACACGCACAAGACCACCTTCGACGCGGGCTACCTTATCCCAGTCTACCTGGACGAAGTCCTCCCCGGCGACAGCTTCAAACTCAAGATGACGGCGTTCGCCCGCATGGCGACGCCGATCTATCCCCTGATGGACAACCTTCACCTCGACAGCTTCTTCTTCTACGTCCCGAACCGCCTGGTCTGGACCAACTGGAAAAAATTCATGGGGGAGCAAGCAACACCGAGCAGCTCGATCAGCTACACGATCCCGCAGGTGGTCGCACCTGCCAACGGCTACGCCATCGGATCACTCCAAGACTACATGGGCCTCCCGACCGTCGGCCAAGTCAATGCCGGCAGCGGCACCAACATCAGCGTCAACGCGCTGTTCGCGAGAGCCTACAACCTCATCTGGAACGAGTGGTTCCGCGACGAAAACCTTCAAGACAGCGTCACCGTCGACACCGGCGACGGCCCCGACTCCTACAGCAACTACGTCCTCCTGCGCAGGGGCAAACGCCACGATTACTTCACCAACGCTTTGCCGTGGCCACAAAAAGGCTCAACCGCAGTAAGCCTCCCCCTCGGAACGCTGGCACCCGTCAAGTACTCGCAGATCGGCGGCAGTGGCGCAACACCGGACCAAAAATTCGCTACGACACACACCGACGGGACGCAGGTCGGCTTCCCCGGCTACAGCAGCACCTACCTCGGCGCAGCTACCAACATCGGCGCCAACTCCGCCGATTACGGCCTCTTCGCCGATCTCAACGCGGCAACCGCCGCAACCATCAACCAAATCCGCCAGGCGTTCCAAATCCAACGCCTGCTCGAAAGGGACGCACGTGGGGGAACTCGATACACGGAAATCGTACGCTCGCATTTTGGAGTTATCTCACCTGACGCTCGACTCCAACGTCCGGAATATCTTGGCGGCGGAACTTCTCCGATTACAGTCAATCCTATCGCACAAACCAGCGGAACAAGCGCCAGCGGCACCACCACGCCGCTCGCGACGCTCGCCGGAATGGCAACAGCTCTCGCTGGTGGCCACGGATTCACCCAATCCTTCACAGAACACGGAATGATCATCGGACTCGTCAGCGTGCGAGCCGACCTCACCTACCAGCAGGGCCTGCGAAAGATGTGG